CGCTATGGGGCGAGCTGGCGCGGCTTCCCCTCTGGTTTGACGAGAAGGCGCGGACGCCCCTGCAGGTGCGGCGGAGCGCGGTCAGGCTGCAAAGCGCGGGCGGGCTTGCGCTGATAGCGGTGGACTACATCCAGCTGCTGTCCGGCGGCGGGAAATACGGGAGCCGCTACGAGGAGGTGACCGCCATCAGCCGTGAACTGAAACTCCTGGCCATGGAGCTGGGCGTCCCGGTGCTATGCATGTGCCAGCTGAACCGCACCAGCGAACGCGGCTATGGCCGGACAAAAAAAACGGAGCCTTCCATGGCGGAGGCCAGAGACAGCGGCGCCATTGAGCAGGACGCAAACCTTTTCTTGACCCTGTACCAGCCGGAGGAACCTCCGGAGGACGCAGAAGGCGCGGAGCTATATCAGACCTTTGTACAGGCGGGCCTTTCGCCCATGCGAATCAAAGTTGAGAAAAACCGGCAGGGACCCACAGGCGTGGTGAACGTTGGTTTTGACAAGCCGCATATGCGGTTCCTATGTGTCAGGAGGGAGACATGAAACGAATGAGCATTCAGAAAAATGGCTTTTCCGAGGAGTACGAGCAGATTTGCCTTTTCAAGTGGGCAGCACTGGAGAGCGGGGCGCACCCGGAGCTGGCCCTGCTGCATGCCATTCCCAACGGCGGGAAGCGAATCCCGCGAGAAGCTGCCAGGATGAAAGCTGGGGGCGTAAAAGCAGGTGTTCCGGACATGTTTCTGCCGGTGGCCCGGGAAGGGTGTCATGGTTTGTACATCGAGCTGAAGCGCCGGCACGGCGGGAAAGTCTCGCATCAACAGGTAGCATGGATGGATGCGCTGGCCCGCCAGGGGTACAAGGTTTCTCTGTGTTTGGGCTGGGATGCAGCGCGCGACGTTATACAGCAATATCTGGGAGGCGAGTGGTCATGAATAAAAAGCAATCCCTTCGGGCGCTGCGGCGTCAAGCGGAGCGGGAAAAGCAAGCGGAGCAGCAGCGGAAGGCGGCGGCAATCCTGGCGCCCAGGGACATGGAAGAACGGAGGCGGCTGCTTGGGAAAACCATAGCCCAATGCGAGGAACAGGCGAGAAATCAGGCTGTTGAGTACACTTTTCGGTGTATCTACGCTGCAGTGCTGCTGGCGGCGCATGACGAATATGGATTCGGACGTACACGCGCCTGGCGGCTGATCAAGCGTGTGGACGAGATTGTCTGCACGGCCCTGGACAGCGAGGAAGTCATCCGGGAAGTATGGGAGCGGATGGGGCTGGAGATCAACTTCCGGGAGGGCGTGGAGCGCATCCGGGAGGTGGAGGAAGCGTGAAAGTGCTGGTAGCGTGCGGGGAATCGCGGGAGGGAAGACATGAATGTTGGATTGATTGATGTGGATGGGCGCAACTACCCAAATTTAGCTCTTATGAAAATTTCCGCATGGCACAAATCACAAGGAGATAGCGTGGAATGGTGGTGGGGATGGGGGCAGTACGACCGTGTTTACATGAGCAAGGTTTTCGACGAGACATACAGCCAAGACATTCCTGAGCCGGTCAACGCCACAGAAATTATCAAGGGCGGGACTGGGTATGGACTGGGAAACACACTGCCGGACGAGATTGAACATATCTACCCTGACTACTCCCTGTATCAAGAACTGACCAAAGACACGGCCTATGGTTTTTTGTCTCGCGGTTGTCCCCGTGGCTGTCCGTTCTGTATCGTGGCTGATAAAGAAGGAAGAAAATCGGTTAAAGTGGCTGACCTGTCCGAGTGGTGGAACGGTCAAAAGAATATAGTCCTGATGGACCCAAACACGCTGGCCTGTCTGGACCACATGAATCTCCTGGGCCAGCTGGCAGACAGCGGAGCGTGGGTGGACATCAATCAAGGAGCAGACGCCCGGCTGCTGACCGAAGACAATATAGCCGCCCTGAACCGGATCAAGCTCAAAATGATCCATTTTGCATGGGACATGATGGAGCAATCAGAGTCGGTGTTGCGTGGGCTGGAACTATACGCAAAATACGGTAAGCTGGACGAGCGCAAACGCCGGGTTTATGTTCTAACGAACTACAACACCAGCATGGAAGAAAACCTATACCGTGTCTATAAACTGAAGGAAATGAAGTTTGACCCTTATGTGATGATCTACAACAAGCCGAATGCGCCTAAAGAAGTAAAACGGCTCCAGAGGTGGTGCAATAATAAATTCATTTGGAGGTCATGCGAGAAGTTCGATCAATACAAATGATGGAGATGCTGGAACTGCAAATATTGGGAAGAAGTAAAGGAAATCAAGGGCGGCTGGCGCATCGAGGGCAGAAAGTTCTATTGCGAAACCGGCGGACACCAAATGAACTATTGGAACTGCTGCCCATATTTTGAGTGGAATCCTGAAAAGGAGTACAAGGAGGCGCTGAAAGATGGCAAGGACTGAATACCACGATTCTCTTCCAAACCCAGAAGAATGGCTGCCATGCCCTTTTTGTGGGAAGAAACCAGACGGATATGGAGGGCAGTATGGGATATGGCTGTGCGGCACGAGTGTAAAATCGCTGGGTTTATCAGCATCCATGGGACGCTACGAGATGTCTTGAAGAAGTGGAACACAAGAAAGGGTGAGAAAGATGGCAAGGGCGATTGATGGAAACGCACTCTACCAAAAGTTTGAGGCAATGGACTGGTATGACAACGCAGACCGAGACTTAGCGGAGGATATTCTTCTGGATATGCCAACCCTCACTCCGCCAAACGAATGGGTGAGCGTGAAGGAAAAGCTACCAGAAAAGAAACAGGATGTGCTCATGCTCTTTAAGAGCGGGAACATGGCGGTCGGTTGGTGGCATGATGCAGATGAACATGTCACATTTTGGTGTGCCTATACAGATGATTACTTTTATACCGATTGTGACGAGATGCCCACCCATTGGATGTCACTTCCCGAACCGCCTGACCGCGGTCAGAAGGAGGAATGAGCGTGAAGCGATTAACGTTTATTGAACAATCATATACTGCGAATAGAAGCCTAAACTGCGAAAGGTGCCCGATGCTTACAAAATGTAATTGCGCCTCTGACTGCGTTGATTCAGCTGTAAATAGGCTTGCTTACATAGAGGACATCCTCGGCGACGACTACGACATTTCCCGCCTCCGCGATCTTGTGCAGGCCGACAGGGACAGGCGGTGTTTTATCTCTGATGTAAAACTTGGTGATGAAGCTTTTTATATCCCGAAATATAACGGAAAGGCGTTGTCTGGGATTCGAAGGGGGCACGTTCAAGCGGTTTCTTTTACAAAGGCTGGTAAGCGCGTAAGATTGCGAGAATATCACGAATACAACAAGGATTTTATGCTTGGCAAAACTGCTTTTACTACACTTGAAGCTGCTGAGGAAGCGCTGAAAGGACAATCATGAAGCGTTTCGATTATGTCTGCAAGCATTGCATAGAAAACGGGTATGTGATAGATGAATTTGCATTGTTTGCAAACATCGTATCCCGAACAGACGAAACGGTCACATTTGAAAGATACAGCATATTTGGGAAGATAAAAGACAAACCCGTTACGGTTCCAATCGCGGATTTTGAAAAATTTTACATCCCTGTGACTAACGAACTTTATCAAGAAGCGCTGAAAGGAGCAAGAAAATGATACTTTACCACTTCTGCGCTGATAGGCATGTGAAGAACATCCTAGGAAAAGGACTTACGATTGGCGGTGTAATGGAAATCACGCCGAAAGGCTACGCCCTGCACACTGGATGGAATTGGCTTACGCTGAATGGAAACCCGAATGAGCAGACATGGGAAGGACGCGTTTTGATTCCATACAGCCGGACGGCGTGGAGACTTACCATTAACATACCTGATGAAGCGTTGGGCAATGTGTACGACAAAGAAAGGCTGATTGCCCTGTACCCTGGCGTGGAGTATCTTTTCAGCGGACACACGGAGAGCAGCGAATGGCGGGTATATCGCGGGATGATTCCCAACGAGTGGATTAAGGCCGCGGACGATATGCGTAAGGAAGAAAAGGAGTAAGAAAGAGCACAACATGGACAATGAACGATACAAGGCCTGGCTGCGCAGGCGGGTGGAGAAAAGCGATCAATCTCTGGCAAAGCATGGATTGACAAAAAAGTCAGATCCCCAGGAAAAACAACTCTTGGATGCGGTGAGAATAAACTGCGCGCTTCACGCGGCGCTGGACTATGACGCCATGGAAATCCAGTACATCAACCGGATCAGCAATGCCCTGGACTACCTGGAGCGGCTTATGATGCGCGGGCAGATCAGCGCGGCCATTTACGATAAAGCGGACAAACTGCTGAAAGGAAAAGAAACGCGATGAGGGAATACCGTTTGAACCTGTCTGCCTACGGCATCAGTCGGGACGCCTACGCGGAATTGAGAGCGTTCTGCCGCCAGTACCCGGAGAAAAAAGCCAAGGCTGCGGCGCTGGCCAGCGTTTCCTCCCCGGCGCTCACGGGGATGCCCACGGGGTCCGGGAAAAGCGACATGGTACTGCGGGCCGTGGAGCGCCGGGAGCGGTTATTGCAGGAGTGCGGCATGATCGAGCGCGCTGCGGCCATGGTGGAAAAGGGTGTGTTTTACAGCGCCCTGATCCTGAACTGCTGCCATGGTATCGGGTACGAATACCTGGACCCGGCGATCCTCCCCACATCAAACCGCACGGCGTTCTTCCATGCGCGGAAAATGTTTTTCTGGACTTTGTGGCAATATCGCAGCGGGGAGCTGTAATTGGTACGTTTGGGGCACTGTTTAGATGGTAAAATTATAGCATGAAGCAATGGCCGGAAGGGTGAAAACCCGACCGGCTTTTCTTATGCTGAAAAAAGCGAGGTGGTGAGCATGTGCCGGACTGGCTAAAAATCAAAAATGAGTATGTTGCAACGGGGGAACAATTCGAGCAGCTTGCAAAAAAGTATAAGATCCCGTCCGCAACCATCCGCAGCCGGGCCAGGCGAGAAGGCTGGCAAGCTGAAATGAAACGCCACAGCACCATCACCGAAACCATGTGCAATGCCATGACAGCGCAAGTGGTGGCAAAGGCGGAAGCGGACCGGATTGCCATCATCATGCGTATCGGCATCAAGGTGGCGCAGTTTCTGGAAAAGCGCATTGACAAGCTACTGGATTCCAATGCCAAAGCCTACGAGGCCAAGGCCATCATGGAGACCGTGAAGCTGATCCATGACGTGTACGACAGCGGGCAGAAGCCCACGGACGACGATCCCTTGCGCCGCTACCTGGAAAGGCTGGATAAAGATGGGTAAGCCGATCTTGTCCCCGTTGCAACGCGCTTACAGGGATAATGCAACGCACCGTTGGAACGTCAAAACAGGTGCAACGCGCAGCGGAAAAACCTGGATGGATGTGCACTATATCATTCCCAAGCGGCTGCTGGCCGCCAAGGGCATGGATGGGCTTAACGTGTTTCTGGGCAACACCAAGGGAACGCTGCAGCGAAACGTCATTGAGCCCATGCAGGAGATATTCGGGGCCGACCGCGTCGGCAGTATTCGCAGCGACAACACCGCGCTGGTATTCGGGGAGCGCGTCCACTGCCTGGGTGCGGATAATAAAAAGCATGTGGACCGCTTGCGGGGCGCCAGCATCAAATACTGTTACGGGGACGAGATCGTCACCTGGAACGAAGAAGTATTCACCATGCTGAAAAGCCGGCTGGACAAACCATACAGCCGATTTGACGGGACCTGCAATCCGGCGGGGCCGAAACATTGGTTTAAGAAGTTCCTGGACAGCGGCGCGGACATCTACCAGCAGCATTATGCCCTGGACGATAACCCCTTTGCCGACCCGGCGTTTGTAGCGCAGCTCAAGCAGGAATACGCGGGCACCGTTTATTATGATCGCTACATACGCGGCTTATGGGTCCGAGGGCGCTATTTATCGCCCCTTTGTGGACGCCCCCGGCCGCTTTATGCTGGATACGCCTCCACCCATCGCCAGCGCAGCCATTGGCGTGGACTTTGGTGGCGGCACGTCGGCCCACGCCTTTTCCTGCGTTGGCTTTACGCCCGGGCTGAACAAAATGGTGCTGCTGGCGGAGTGGTATTGCAAGGACGCCCTGGACCCGGACAAGCTGGGAGCCGCCTTTGTGGACTTTGTGCGCATGTGCCAGCGGCAATGGCTGGTCACTGACGCCTACTGCGACAGCGCGGAGCAAACGCTGATCCGCGGCCTACGGGTCGCCGTGGCACGGGCGCGGGTAGGCATCAATGTGCGCAACGCGTTGAAACGCCAGATCAATGACCGCATTCGGGCCCTGTGCATCCTCATGGCGTCGGGCCGGTTTGGCATCATGCGCACATGCACCAATACGATCGATGCCATCGAAAGCGCCGTGTGGGATGGACGCTACCCCACCCAGGACGTGCGCCTGGACGACGGCACAACCAACGTGGACAGCCTGGACGCCATGGAATATGCGTTTGAGCGGCTGATCCCATCCCTTGTGGATCGCGGGGTGACAGTTTGAAATGGTTTGACGGATGGAAAAAGAAGGTGAGGGACTGGATGCAAAGCGCGGGAGCGGCAACGGGCATGGCCCGGGAGTTTAAGGACATCTTCGAGCTGGGCGGGGTCCCAGCCTTTCAACAGTTTTATAACTTTGGCATTTTTGTCTGGAAATGGCTGTACCGTGGTTATTACAAGCCCTGGCACCTGATACCCGCGCCCACCATTGCCAACACCAAGGCCACGCGTGAGATGTCGCGCATGGACACGCCCAAGGCGGTGTGCGCGGAGCTGGCGTCCCTGGTATTTGGGGACTGTGTGGAAATCAATGTGACCCGCGAGGTATGGAACAGCCAGGACCCGGACCCCCTGGGCGAGTTTGTGGCGGACGTGCTGCAAAAAAACGCTTTTGCGACAAAAATGCAGGAGCATTGCGAGCAGGCCCTTGCCCTGGGTGGCGGCGCGGTGAAGGTCTGGTACGAGCCCAAGCGGGACGCCAAGGGCAACGCCATCCCCAACCAGGGTGAAATGCGCATCGGGTACGCCATGGCGGACCAGTTCATTCCCACGGCCTGGGACAATGCCCGGGTGACCGAAGGCGTTTTTATTTCCAGGGTGGCCAAGAACGGCTACTATTACACGCGCCTGGAGTGGCACAAGTGGGACGGCGACACCTATGTGGTCAGCAACGAGCTTTTCCGCTCCGACATGCAGAAGGGAAGAACACCGGACACGCCACAGGACATCCTGGGAATTCGCTGCCCGCTGGCGGAGATTTACCCCATGCTTGCGGAGAATACCACCTTCAAGGGTCTGGAGGAATCACTATTTGCCTATTACCGAACGCCGGTAGCCAACAACCTGGACGACAACAGCCCTCTGGGCGTGTCTTTGTACGGAAACGCGCTGAGCACCTTGCGTGCCATCGACACGGTGTATGATTCGCTGCTCCGCGAGTTCCGGCTGGGGAAAAAGCGGATCATTGTTCCGGCCAACGCAGTCAATGAGGTGACCAACCCAGCCACGGGCGAAACATGCCGGTATTTTGATGCCAACTGCGAGGCATACGAGGCGCTGAACACGGATGACCCGGACAGTCTCAAGGTGCAGGATAACAGCGTCAGCTTGCGTGTGGATGAGCACATCGCTGCACTGAATGCCTATCTAAACATCCTGTGCCTGCAAACTGGGCTTTCCCTGAACACATTCTCTTTCGACGCACGCAGCGGCATGAAAACAGCTACGGAAGTGGTCAGTGAGGACAGCAAGACCTACAAAACCGTGAAGAACATGCAAACGCAGATCCGCCCCGCGATGGAAACGCTGGTGCATGGCATAATCACGGTGGCCGGGCTGTATGGCGTGACCTGGAAAGGGGAAAGCGTGGCGGCCATGGCGGCCAATGGGTACAATGTGGTCATTACCTTTGACGACGGCGTGACCCAGGACCGGCAGACGAACATAAACGAGGGCCTGGCGCAGGTAGGCGCGGGGACTATGAGCAAGTTCA